GGAACGTAGTGCTGACACTCATCATAGCCCCTGCAGTGTGGGCTTTTCGTAACATGATGGCAGAGATGAAACGTATTGACATACTGCTAAATAGAACACGAGAGGACTACGCATCAAGAGCCGAAGTTAAAGACGAGATGCAACATGTTATGGATGCACTACATAGGCTAGAAGATAAATTAGACAGAGTGTTGAGTAGGGATATTAAATGATACCTGAGAATTTACAAGACAGAAACGTAAGACGCTTTAAAGGTTTTACACCACAACAAGTAGAAAAGCTTTTAGCAGGTAAAGGTTTCAAGCCTAACAGCAGAGAGGCTGCAGAATATCTTGGCGCAATGGCTGAGAGAGCAGAAGAGATGCTACAGAAAATGAAGCCTATGAAAGCCTATCAAGGTGCTAGTGTGGGAGGCTTTGACGGCAGATCAAAGAAACTATTTGATGCAGCTATAAAGCGTTCAGCAGGGACAGACCCAAAGTCACCTGAGGTACAACGCTATCTTGACAATGTGATAGACACTCGTGGTAGACCTACAATGGTATTCCCTGGCACTGCTGATCCATTGCAAGGGTATCAAGAAGGTGGACTTACCAAGACTGAGAAGAGCGATATTGTTACAGGAGGTCCTGCACGTAGTGATCCAAACGAATTTATTGGCATACCTCCGTTTGGTAACAGAAGAGATCCACTGCCAACAACAGGCACACAGGTAGAACAAAAGACACGACTAGATACATCACAAGCTAACTTAGCTGCAGCACAACAAGAACTTAGCAGACTGCAACAACAACTTGCCTCCACTCCCATTGAGGATGAGGCTGCTAGAAACGCTATTGTTGAAAAGATAAATAAACAACAGCCAAAGATTACTTCAGCACAGTCAGCCCTTGCAAGTGCATCACAACAGTTTCAAACAGTGGCTGTACCAACAGCTGCAGAAGCTGTAGGCGCAACAGTAACAACACCTGCAGATGTTATAACCCGGCAGCCTGTAGATCAGATAGTAGCAACAACAGGCCAAACAATAGATCCAACAACAGGACAACTCACAGGGGACATAACACCCACGGTTGCAACAGGCAGAACAACAGGCACAGCTGATGTTACACCCACAGGTCCGGCACGAACAGGTATAGAGAGAACTGCTGATGCTGTTAGAGCTGTGCAACCACAAGAACGCTTTGGACAAATCACCCAAGACGCTATTGTTAAAGCACAAGAAACAGCAACACAGGACCTTAACATAAGAGATGTTCAAGCTGCTCAAGGGACCGGGCAGCAGATTGTATCTCCCTCTAAGAGAGCCCTACAACAAGGAGAGCTTGTATCGGGGGCAGCTAATGCAGAGCAATCAGCACAATTCTTAGAAGGCATTGAGGCAGCCACAGGAGCCCCATCATCGGCTGCTACAGTTCAGGGGCAGTTGACTACCTTAATGACGCAATTCGAGGGTGACACGCCTCCTCCGTGGGCTGCAGGGGCAATGCGACAAGCTACAGCGATAATGGCCCAAAGAGGGCTTGCAGCGAGTTCTATGGCAGGACAAGCGATTGTACAGGCTGCAATGGAAAGTTCTTTGCCTATTGCTATGCAGGATGCACAGACTGTGGCAAGCTTTGAGGCACAAAATCTTAGTAACAGACAGGCCCGTGCTATGCTTGCAGCTCAACAGAGAGCAACATTCCTTGGCATGGAGTTTGACCAGACGTTCCAAGCTAGAGTGCAGAACGCATCTAAGATATCAGATATCGCAAACATAAACTTTTCTGCTGAACAACAGATAGCTTTGGAAAATGCACAGCTTGCACAGACAGTAGATCTTACAAACCTGAGTAACAGACAGGCTGTAACAATGGCCCAGGCTTCTGCTATAGCACAGGCTGACATGGCTAACCTGAGCAACAGACAACAAGCAGCCGTGCAAAACGCTCAAAGCTTTTTACAGATGGACTTCCGTAACCTAGATGTAAAACAGCAAAATGATATGTTCAAAACACAATCTGTAATGCAGAGTTTATTTACTGATGCTGCAGCAGAAAACGCATCACGTCAGTTTAACGCAACGAGTGAAAACCAAACTAATCAGTTCTTTGCAAGTCTAAGAAATCAAGTAGGGCAGTTTAATGCTACACAAGCTAACTCTATGGAGCAGTATAACGTAGGGCAGGTTAACGCTTTAGAGCAGTTTAAACAGCAAGTTAAGAATCAAAGAGATCAGTTTAACGCTCAGAACGCTCTTGTTATAGCCCAAGCTAACGCTCAGTGGCGACAGCAATTGTCCACAATAAACAACGCAGCTCTTAATGATGCAAACAGACAGAACGCATTACAAGCTAACGGGCTGACACAAAAAGGTCTTGATGAGATATGGCAGAAAGAAAGAGATCTTATGGCATACGCTTTTGCTACGGCAGAGAGTGCTGCAGAAAGGCGAAACGCATTGCTACTTCAAGAACTAGACGCAGAAGGTAAGGGTGACTCTGCTTTTTCTAGTGCTCTAGGAACTCTTGGTGGAGCGTTAATTGATGGTATATTTGGATTATTTTAATGGCTACTTCAGATTATAAAAAAGCATTAACAAACATGAGAAACTTCATACTTGGTGGAGGGTACGTTGCAGGTACGCTATCCGGCAAGAATATAAACCCTGAAACAGGGGAAAGGCGACAAGCAACAGATGCTATAATGGCACGTTCTCCTACTGTTGGGGATACAAAAAAGATCCAAGAGTCTATGGAGCTTGGTGAGGAAATAAAAGCTCTTAATAAGATATACGAACTACAAAAGGCTGAACAAGACTTAGCTGATGAGAGTGTCACAGACTACACTGTTAGACCAGGGGATACCATAACAGATGTTATAGAGAGAACAGGTATGTCCTTTGCTGAGTTTTCTGCATTAAATGAAGGCGTGACAGATTTAGATTCAGGTGATACAATACGAGTAGTACAACGTGAGGTAGAAGAAGAATGATAGAAGCACGATTTGAAGCCCCTATTCCCGGACAATCTCTAACAGGAGAACCTAAACAATATCCCTGGGAGTCACCACCAGAGTTGGACAAGGTTGAAGATGTTATAAAGTTTTATATAGACAAGCTGTCGTCACAAGAAGTGATGGACGATTTGTTTATAGCACTGGATGAAGAGTTCCCACTCAACATACTGGTAAAAAGTATACTGACCACGGGTGTTATGGAGGGTGTACACTCTATAGATGTTAGCATGATTGTTGCTCCTGTTCTGCATGAATACATATTAGGTGCAGCAAAGATACAAGGCGTGAAGGTTAAAGAAAGACCAACAACAAAAGACGAAGAACTATCAGCAAAAGAAAAGGCTACACTGGCTGCCTCTATAGAGAGAGGACTAGAGAAGTCACCCAAAGAGGATATGGGTAGAGAGATATTAGAAGAGGCTTTATCTTTTGTACAAGGAGGAGCAGAGGAGCCAGAGCAAGAAGATATGCCAATGGAAGAGGAGGCTATGCCTGAGGAAAAGCCAATGGGATTGATGAGTAGAAGGGGTACTGAAGATGGGGTTTGATGCAAAAGCATTTGCTGCAGCCTTTGCTACAGAGATAGCAGGAGGCATAAAGGAAAGAACAGCAGCAGCGAAAGCGTATAAAGAAAAGCAAGAGGAGTTAGCACAACGTAATCTTCCTATCTTCCAAAAAAGAAAGCAACAAAAAGGTGTGCTTTTGGGTTATGCCCGGACACTAGAAAAGATGGGAGCTAAACCTGAGGATATAATGTACTATATGCGATTAGGTCCTAGTGCGTTTCAATCATTACACAAACACATAGTTAAAAAAGCTGCAGATTTTAAAAAGGCTACAAATGGAACAGAACTTAGCAAAGAGGCTGTTAGCAATATGATGAAGATGCCTGAGGAGTTTGAGGGCACTATAGAGGAGCAAGGCTTTGAGGAGTTTTTAGATAAAGCATATAGACTATCTGGAGAGAATGATGAGTTTGAAGCCCCTGTTACAGAAGAAATATCAACAGGTAATCTACTCAAGGGTATGTTAGGCATCGGAGCTAAAGATAGAATTAAACAAAAACTACGCACAGAAAAGTTTCTTGGGGACCTAAGTGTTGAGCAGATAAACAGAGTGGCTGCACAACAAGACTTTATGGACCCATATGGAGGACAGGACATGCCTGTTCTTGATCTTACAACAGGTCCAGTAATTATAGACTATGACACACAAGTAAGCATAGAAAATAGTGCTACAACTAAATTTCAAGCAGCTATTGGGACTGTTAAGAAAACAACAACTTTGTTAAGAAGTTATCTTAGTTCTCAAGGCATAACTGCTGAAAAATTAGGGGCAGCAGATGATGAAGCCTTTGAAGTTATACAAAGTAAAATAGCCAACGCTTTGTATAATGAAAGTGTATCCGGTCTTTCAGAGATGGAGGAACAGATATACAACGAAGTTCGTGATAAGGCACAGTTCGACACATTCAAAGACGCTGCAGGGGGCAGAGTAAGTGGTGAAACTGTTAAGTTCTTTGAACCAAGAATACAGGAATTGTTTGCTAAGTTTGAAACACAAGAGGGCAGAAGCACTGTTGGGACAGATACCGGGCAAGGCACAACGACTGCAGACTTTGCTAGTAAAGCAGAGTTTAAGAGAGCTAAAGACGAGAAAAGAATAGTTGCAGACAAAGAGTATACTTATATTGAAGGGGGAGAAATAAAGTCAAAGTCATTTACTCAGAGTGAATTAGATACTCATTATGGAAAAACAGACGCATCAAGCACTAACGTATCATCCTCTCAAGCAACAGGAATTTTATCACAAGCAGAATATGATAGTATACCAGACAACGATGGAGCACCAGGAACTATGCTAACACCCTCAGGAAAAACAAGAGACGAGAGAAATGCGTGGTTTGCTAAGTTTGGAGATACACACTATGCCTCAGGAAAGAAAAAACCATACAGCGTTTACTTAAGTAGCAAAGGTATGACGCTAGATGAAAACAATAAAATAGTTCCTACTCCTGACCCCTACGCTGACGTAGATGTGTCAAACATAAGAGGTTAGTTAAATGACAGACGCTGTTGAAGATTTTTTTGCTGATGTAAAAACCGTTAAAAAGCCCTCTACGGATAGAGATACAGTAAGTTCATTTTTTGATGAAGACGATAAAGACGAAGAAAAGGATGAGCCTCTATCAACGATAAAAGATAGATCGTTAAAGGTAGATGATATTGTCAACACCACGAAGTACGTTGATAAGATACGGGACTACATGGTGGACAGAAAAGGCAAGCAGTTTTTGTCTATGGACAAAGAAGAGCTTGTCGATAAATTTGTAACCCACATGAGATACTTTAACACTAACGAGGCTTTCACGCTTGATGAGGCCCGTTATGTTTCTATGGCTGATGAGGACTCCAAGAACAGAGCCGGAGAAGCCTACAAAGTATACGACATGTTGGGTAATGTATTTGTCAACGATGGTTTTGGTGGGGCTGTTGGAGGCGTAGCAGATTATCTTATTGCTATAGCCACTTCTCCGTCTACCTACATTGGGCTAGGCGTAGGTAAAGCTTTGTCCGTTGGTGCAGGTAAGCTAGGTGTTGAAGCTGTTAAGAAAGCTGCTAAAGAAGCAGGACTAAAAGCCGTGAAGGATAGTGCTAAAAAAGGTTTAACACTTGCTGCTGCCAGAGAGATAAAGAACAAAGCTAAAGATGATGTTATAAAGAAAGCTATACGAGGCCGTTCTCTTAGAAACGTAACAGTGTCTGGAGCTATTGACGGTGGTGTAGCAGGGTGGCAAGACTATGGGCTACAAGCAGGTATCCTGGGAGAAACGGGAGCGATAGAGGACTACAGCATATTACAAACCGGGCTCTCTGTTTTTGGCTCAGGTATAGGGACAGGGCTATCCATATATGGTGTGCCTAAGGTAACGGGTGCTGACAAAAGAGGATTGACAGGAAGCACAGCACAAAAGATTATAAAGGCTAATCAGGTAAAGCAAAAAGAGATAACAGACGAGGCAGCTAAGAAAAGATTAAATAAAAAATACTTAGATATGATAAGAAAAGAGGCTGCTAAATTATCAGATGATAAAAACTTTGTGGCAAAGATTACCAGGCCATACGACTACAGTGGTTTTCCTGAATTAGCTCAAGGTAAAATAGAAGATCCCAAACTAGCTGTAGCAGAGAATATAAACTCAGACGTTATGCGATTTATATTTGGTAAAGCAGAGGATTCTCCAACAGCTAATATAGTGCGTATGGCAGAAGCTGAGGGTGCAGTATTTAGGTCTAATATGAACCCTACACAGAAGTATGCCAGAGCTTTTCAATATCTAGATAAAGAAACACTACAAGAAATATCTGATCTTACTAAACAGAAGTTTGGTGTATACCTGGGAGAAGTGATAGACGAGGGATTAGGTTTTGCTGCTGATCTAGGAAAAAAAGTTGCAGCAACAGTTAGTGAAGCAGCCAAAGTTATGCAAGCTACACAACTAGATAGATTAAAAACAGATGAGTCTTTGGTTCAAGGCATGATAGAGGTGGCTGAGGGGCTCTCAGACTTCCAAAAAAGAACAAAGACACTTGGTATTCCTCAGAGTGCTGTAGCAAGATACTCCGGATACGCCCAAAACGTGTGGAAGAGAATGTTGGTTTCTGCACCTCAGACAACAGCAGCCAACGTCTTTGGCTTTGGTCAAATATACATAGCCAATACTGCTCAAGAGTTATTACAAGGAACACTGTTAGGACTTACTGGGGATACCAAAAAAGCAAAAGCATTGTTTCAGCTACAGGTTGAAAAAATTAAGAACCTGGTAGACCCTTACACCACACTAGACAACTACGAAACTTTACTAAAAACAGATAGTAATCTACACAAGCTTCTTAAAGAAACTATATCAGGAGGTATAGAAAGATCAGCTAAAAGATTAGGTGTTGATGAAAAGAACGCCATGTTAAGAACAGTAGAAGGTCTTACCCGAACAGCCCAAACATTTTCTATGGTGGACCTCCAGGACACGCTAACAAAAAGTCAAGCGTTCATGGCAGGTATAGACAAACAGTTACGGCTCCAGAAAGACACAACACTAAACGCCATATTAGAAAAAGGTAACTTAATAGATATTGACGAAGGTGTTATGGAAAAGGCAATGAGTGAAACACTCAAAGCTGTGTTTGCTGAGGACTACACTAGGTCCGGTAAAGTTGTTGGTGACTTAGCCAAGTTGGTAGAGAACGCTTCTAACGCACCGGGGATAGGTTTTATATTACCCTTTGGTAGGTTTATGAATAACGTGGTAGCTACAGCATATAGATACGGACCGGGAGCATACCTAGACGGGGCAGTTGCTATTGCAAAAGGTAAAAAGATTGACGCTACAGAGGCCATAGCAAGAGCAACAATAGGAACAACATCTATATTCTATGCAATGGACTTCCAGAGAGAGCAGGAAAAGAGAGGCTATCAGTGGTATGAGCTGCAAACAGGATCAGGAGAAACAACAAACATAACAAACACCTTCCCATTATCTTTGCTTATGATAACAGGAAGGGTGGCGAATAAGATGTCAAATGGAGAGTTTGTTGATAAAGATTTAGCTGCAGAGTTTGGGAAGCAGATTGCTATAGGCCAGGCAGCCACAGACTTACAGTTTGGTAACGATATCACACGCTTGATACAGCTCACATTAAACCTTGGAGGAGAGTTTAAAAGTCCAATAGGTCAGGTCCAAGAAACATTAGGGCACATGTCGGGTAATATTGTGTCAGGTATAACACGACCTCTTGATCCTATAAACAAGTTAGCAGGTTATGCTCTATCAGAGTGGACACCATATGATGTTACTCCTCAAGTTGATAGAAGACTCGCTAAGGGTGGTTTACAAAAGCTAGGTATGAACTCTGCTAAATATGTAGATAATATTATAGAGGGGATCGCCAGTGTTGTTAATGGAGAAACAACATTGCTTGGGGACGAACTGAGGGTGGCATCAAGAGAGGGTAATGTCTATGATCCTAGCCCATACAGGACAGCGATAGGTACACGAATACAGCAACCAAGAACTTTTGCTAACATAGTGTTTGGTATGGTTAATCAACCGGAGTGGAAAGCAGGTATGTATACAGGTGTGCCTGAGTTTGACAGGTTTGCAAACAAAGTAATATCCCCCATGATAGAGATGGAAGCAGAGCAGTTATTAAAGAATGAAAAGTTTGTTCGGGGGAACGCTGAATATAAGAAACAAAAAGTTAATGATATGCTAAACGAAGTTAAAAGAAGTGTTCGATCTTATCTTTCAGCAACACCAAATACAGAACAAGGTATTGAGTACAGAAAGACAAAGCTACTAAATACACCTAAGCTCGTATTAACGAGAGCTAAAAGAATAGTTGGGACACCGGATGTTGGTATTAGAGATCTATCAGCTAGTCAGGTGTCTGAACTGGAGGCTGCTGTACAGTACATACAGGCCACTGACGAGGAATAAAAAAGGGGAGTCTAAGCTCCCCCTAAGTTTAATACCATTTGGTATATAATTTAAATGGATCTGATGTCCATGAAGATGATGTAACTCCAAGAGCTTTTAACTCTTCTCGTACAGCTTCATCGGCAGACTTACGTGCTTCCATAGCAGATTTAAGACCTGCCATCTTTTTTTCACGATAAGCTTTTTTCATATCATAAAGTTGTGTTTCCAACTCTTTGATTTCTTTTGCCATATCTTCAAGACTTATTTCACTTTCCATTTTTACCTCCGTTTTTTTGAAAGCTTTTTCTGCTTCTCTCCTCGCTGAAGTCATGTCGCCTCCCCAAGTTGCGATAATACGCAGCGTTAAAGCCACGCTCCCATTCTTTAGAAGCAACGCTTCCCAGGTGAAAGGGATTACCTCGCAGCATCTTTGTTCCCTCAGAGAGCTTACCTCTTACAAAGGTGCTGTATCCTTGTTCAAACGGTTTCATCATCTCTCACAAAATTTACTCTATCTGAACAAGATATTATTAAAACCTCACTGTTCGGATATACTTTATCTAAGTGTTCTTTAAGAGTGCTACTAATAAGATCCTTATTATTGTAAATGTAATCTGTACACTCCTTTTGACTAGAGAACACCCCTCCTTTATACTCTAAGTTTTCTACAAAACCGTTAAACAATATAGTTGCAAATATAATTATTGTTTTCATGTTATATCAACAATCTCACAAGCGTCCCCTGAACATGCAAATGTTTGCGAAGACTGTGTATTGTCTTCTTTCTCATAACTCTTAAATTTATCCCAGTCTATATGTCCGAACTCACTGCTAAAATTATTGTATACATCTTCTGTGCACTCCTGATAGGGGGCCTGTTGATAAGTATGATCGGAGTGTGGTAAGAATGATACACCTGACATTTCGTCAAAGTGTTTAAAAACAAACGCTCCTACTTCCATCCATTCATTATCCCTCACAGAGATGGTCACTGAGGGCTTGTGTTCACACCAGTGCCTCTGATATGTAAGCCAGGTTTGCAGCTGCTCTATGGCCGTCATATCGTCCCTCATAACAGACTTTCTAGGAGATCTCATAGGAAAACTAAACACCGTCTGTGTATCTGGCTTCATTACGTCTGGCTCGTTAGGTATGCCACTATCTACCATGAAGTTAGTAAGAGGATCTTTATTATCGCCCCTAACAGTACGGATATAATAACTGCTATGACGAGGGTGGATACCACTGCTTGAGTCAACAAGCTGTGATACTGTCCCACTTGGTTTGACACAGGTGATAGCCGTGCTTTGTGGGATCCCAAAGATCGCTGACCATTCTTTGTTCGTTTCAACAGCGACCTGCCGTAGTGCTTCAAGTGTTTTATCAAGTCCATGTTTCTTTCCACTGGTTAGTTCGTTATCCATTATTCCTGTAAGGCTAACACCCAGTAGTCTTTCCTCTTCAGTGTTATTCTTCCATACCTTACGCAAATAAGGAAACTTAGTTAATGTAGCTTGTGCTGTGCCAAGTATAGTCGCAAGCATAACTTTTCTTTTCAGGTCTTCAAACTTATCTTTTTCTCGTATTACTACCTCTGTTAAGTTACAGAACTGATAAGGTCTAAGTATTATTTCACTACAAGGGTTCGTTCCAAACTCGTAGTTAGGATCTCTTCTGCCAAACTTATTAGCCTGTTCCTTTGCAGATAGCCTGTTAAATATTCCACGCTCCCCTGACTTTGATTCTACCAGGGCTGTCCACTCTCTCAAGAATGTTTCACCATCAGGTTTATCAGTGTAGCATACGGAGTTGTTAGATAAAGCCATCTGTGGTGCTGTTTCCCACCACTGTCCCGACTTAGCGTGACGCATACGTTGGTCCGAAAGATTAGACAAACTAATCATAGCAGAACGTCTAACGCCCCCTGATACAACAACCTCTCCAACCTTACACATTAGATTGTGACAATCGTAACTAGATAGTTTACGTCCGGCATTGTGTTTAAATAATGACGTTGTGAAGTTAAATAGATCTACCAGGGGTCCTGGTCCTGATGCTCTACCTCCAAATATCTTTAGTCTAGACCCGGCAGGTCTTATATCAGACACATCCCAATGAGGCGACTCTCCCATATATAGGTGTCCTATTAGCTTGCGTAGTGATCTCGCCCAACCTTCTTTACTGTCCTGTACTTTTATAACAGTATCAACCTGTTCTATTACCTGAGGTATTTCTGGTAGCTGACTAACATACTGACGCTCAACAGAAAAACCAACGCCTGTCCCACATAATAATATATACATAGCCTCGTCAAAAGACTTAGGATCATCTACGGGTAGATAGCTGCAGTTGTACCCGGCAGTATTATCTCTCTCCAACGCAAGCCCGGCTGTCATCAGGGCTCTCATAGAGGGCATAACTTCTAGTTTAGTTATAGCATCTTTAATCTGCTGCACAGGCAAATGTCCCTTCACCTTTAACGACATAAAGTCAACGTATCTGTTGACAGTTTCTTCCCATGTTTCTCTTCTGTTTTCGTTTGGCAACCACCTAGCATATCTAGATACTGCAATAAATTTTTGATAATCGTTCATACCTTTGTCACCTTTATGCTGTTAATTTCAATATCGTCAATATCGTAGAGAAGATCTTTAACTATATCAGATATAACTTTTTCGCCTTCTTTTTTCTTAGATGCTGCATCGCAGGTCACAGGTAGATGGCTAGACTCATCGTCTATCTCAACCTCTGCTGTAATCTTAAACTTCATCTTTCTCCTCTTTCTCTACCCATTCTATCATCTTATCTAAATAGTATCTAGCTTTATATAGTTGCTCTAAAGGTATACCTTTTTTGTCCCATCGCCATACATATTTAAATACATTTCCCCACCAATTACCCACGATTGGTGCAACAGTAGAACCTTCCATCATAGCTTCCATAGCGTCAATACACTCTATACGCCCTGTTGTATAGTGTGGTGGATTATTAACCTTATCTACTTCCACTTGCTCAGTGTACCTAGTTGTATTCTTTTCTTCTTCTCTGTCAACCATTTTTTAGGTATCTCCTTATCTGTCCATTTAAATCCATATTTATCACACCAATCACAATACCTAGTCGTTGATCCTTTGTTAATAATATTGTATGCGTTTTGAAATAAAAAGCGTATATCTAGTTCGGGATACTGTTCTTGTATTAAGAGATGTTTAACTCTATCTCTTGGCCGGAACCACCCTTTCGCTTCAATAATAATACCATTGTTAAGAACAAAATCAGGCTTGTAGACCCTGAACATTTGCACTGCGTATTTGATTGACATCTTTTCATATCGAATCCTTTGCTTAAGGAGGCGTAACTCTTTAGCTACGCTCTCCTCAAACTTGCTCCTAAATTGTATCTTGGGCATCGACTAACTTTACATAATTGACAAGAGGTGGGTTAGCAGACCTAGAAACTTTAGAGGGCAGGACCTGGAGATCCCAACACTTTTCCCGATAGGAACATAGACTACACTCAATACCTAACTTAAGATTACCACTAGGTTTTCCATAGTAAGTTTCTTCTACGGGCTCGTAGCATCTTTCAAAAGGATCGTCATTATTAATGTAGTCTACAGTGCTCTGTATTTTCTCCATCTCCTTATCCACATCAACACTATTAGCACTAATGTATTTAAAGTTTCCGTTTGCTTTATTTACTACCCACCATCCACCAACAGGGACCCCCTTAGCTTTAGCGTATCCCACAAGCTGTGATACATATCCAAAGCTGTCTTTACCCTGTAGTGTGTCTAGATCAGTAAACTTATTCTCGTACGCCCAAGGAGAAGCCGACTTAACGTCATCGACTCTCCCATTTAATACAAGGTCATACGTCCCATCAACTGACATATCCTTTAGTTTTAGTGACACCTGTTCACTATCCCCAAATTCTACTTTAGACGCTCTCAAAAGCCCCTTGAAAACGGCCTCAATGATATCCCCCAATATCATGTTGATAAGGAAGTAAGGGGAGTCAGAAATCTTTTCATTAGGATGGTTCTTTTCAAACCAAAGCTGACACTTCTTACGTCCGATGTTTGACATACGAAGTCTGAAAGACCTTTTCTCCCCAGAGAACTGACGGGCCAGTGACTCCCTTACATCTTTTGCAACAGTGTCGAGTATGTCCCCATCAACAAAAGACTTACCCTGTGCTGCTCTTTGTAAGAAAGAATGGATCGCCAGTTCTGCAGGATGGTTCATCTACTACTCCTCTATCTCAACAATCTTCAGAGCAATATCAGATTCCTGATCGGACAACTCATCAGGTCTTTTATGCTCCTCCCATTTACTGAGAGTTATGGAGTTCATAGACTCAACCCACTCAACAAAGTTATTCAACACCTCTTGATCGTCAGTGGTAATCTCTACTTCTTTACCTAGCTTAGGCTTAAGGACAGCGTAAGTAGCCCCACTAGGTATACTCTTTACTTCTGAACCAAGATGCAACAGATGTTGAATGGGCAGCTTATTCTTTCTCTGAATCTGATTAAAGATATCAGTGGTAGCTTTGAAGCTATCTCTGTTCTTTATTCGCATCAGGAAAGGAAACTCTTTAACATTCACAGGTTTACCATTAGCATCCTTAGCTTTGTCGAGTGTACACAGACCAAAGAGAACTTTAAACCTATCCGTTGCTCTCATCAGTTCTTGTGTTTCTTGTGGCAACGCATTGAAGTCCTTGACATAACCAGAGGGTCTGCCACAGTTGAAGCCCCCATAGTTATCCTTCAAGTCACCATTCAAAGATGTTGCCATTACTGTTCGTAACATTCGGCCTTCACCACCATCAGGTCTTTGATAGTTTTTATCGTATCGCTGAAACTGAAAGCGTTGCATGAAAGGTCTGATTGTTACCTTGTCACTGTAATATATTGTATCGTCCGGAAACGTAACAGAGAAAGCCCCGGCTTTTACTATAGCAACTTCCATAGCCTCACCTTCTACTTCCTTTGTGCCCATCACGTTTTGATGGACCTGTTTAATCTCTGCCAAAGCTGATGTGCTTTTAGCAGGTACGTTTGACATACCCATCAGTTCGGCTAGATCTGACGGGGACTTTCCTATTATAGCTAAATTATTTTCCACGTTTGTTTACTCCTAAATTATGAAATGAATTTTATCAGACTACATCTTTAACGTCAAGCCAATTATCACCTATTTTTGATTCAAGTAATAACGGAACATTAACATCAATATCATAGTACGATTCTACTATACTTTTTAAACTACTATTTACACCATCTATGATAGTTAAAACATCCTCCTCCTCCAGAGGGTGAACGTCTAATACCACAGAGTCGTGAACACTATTTACTAACATACTCTTATAACCATCTAATCTGTGCTCTATCTCCAACAACACAATAGGAACTATATCCCCAGTGGCAAAGCCCTGGACTGGATAGTTCTTAATCATGGTAAAGTGGGTTGGAGTTCCACTTGCCCTTCTCTCTACATCAGGGAAAGCATACTGCCTACCCGATGGTATCTTTATTCTACCAAGATTGATAGCCTCATCACCTAACTTTTTGTGCCACCTTGCTACACCTTTGTATTTATCCATAAAGTGTGTGTAATACTGAGCCTCAGCTTTCGTTCTGCCAAAGCCTGTAGCCCCGTAGAGAGGTGCAAAGGTGTGTGCCTTAGCTTCTTGTCTAGACGTTGGTTGCCCGGCCTCAGTGATAATCTTTGCCGTGTAGGAGTGCACATCAAATCCTGTGGACACTTCTTTCATGGCAACTTTATCCTGAGATAATAATGCTGCTACCCTAAACTCTAGTTGTGCAAAATCGGCTTCAATTATTTTTCCTCCGTTCCAACGAGATATAAACACTTTCTTAACGGGAAACGTACCACCTCTAGGCATATTCTGCATGTTAGGATTGCGTCCACTAAAACGTCCGGTAGCCGTAACGTGTTGTGTAAGACTGACATGTAGGAACCCATCGTCTTTTGTGTAGTGTTCTATGCCATCAACAAACGCAGAGAGATAACTAGACACAGCACTCTGCCTTTTAAGGTCTGTCAAAAAAGTTTCTGCTGTTGTCATATCTTTTGCTTTAGCAATGTTAATAAGATTATCCAGACTACCCTTGCTTGTAGAGAAACCATTGGCACTAACCCAGGCCTTTGATGGTGGGAAGAAACCTAGTCCTGCCATTTGTCTTAGCTTTGTTAGTTGATATCCCCTGGTGTCACAGTCGGGACATCTGTTTGGTTTAGCAAAAGGTGTGCCATCTTTCTTAGTCTTAAGTATCTTGCCCTTCCCGTTACAGGTCCGGCAAACGTGTGCTTTCGTCTTAACCATTATGGCACTGTTGTCTTTAACAACTTGCTTAAATTCGTCTTTGCTTTCCACATTGTCAAACACGACACCCCATTTCTTCTTATCATACAATATCCGGGAGTATATAACCTGACTAACTTGCTCCGGGGAGTTGAGATTTATTGGCGTGTCCCCCATAAGCTCTCTTACCTGGGCCTGTAAACGCCTTTCGATATCTGTTAGTTCTTTCTCAAAGTCCTCACGCACTTGCTGTAGTGCAGACTTATCTATCTTAAAACCATTCATATACATTCTTGTTAAAGTCTTGCACACATCGTTAGTTATACCTCTTACATTCACCAGTGACTGTGCCTCTGGTTTAGCATACTCTTCAATCAATCTCCAGTATAGCCCTTTGGTAACGATAAGATCCTGGTGTAGGTACTTTGATAAATCATCAAGAGGTATCTCATCCGTTTGATATCCTCGTCTGAAATAATCTTTTAGTGTGTCCGACTTTTTCATGTCCAGGTTGTATCGTATGGCACAGTTTTCCAAACTGACGGAGCCCTTTTGTCCACGCTGCAGCACATAATCACCAAGCATGGTATCAAATATGGGACCATCATACTTAAATCCACAGGACCACAACCATTGAAGATCATACTGTAGGTTGTGTCCTATTAGAAGTTCTGTCTTATCCAGTATGGCTTGTAGTTTAGTGTCAGAATCATCATCCGTTATCTTTCTTTCCGTATGATCGAATACAAATATCTGGCTATCATCCTTCAAACACTCTAGCACCCCCACTAAAGTTAGAGAGTTGCCGGGCTCAAACGGGTCTAGGTGTAACTTCCCGTTCCGTTTAGTCGTTGTGTTCTCAACATCAAGTATTATCTTCATTCTTCTTTTTCTCCTTGGGGTAGTATACCTCAACGTAACTTTCACATTTAGGGCAGGTTAATGTAGATACTATAGAATATGTTTCACCACACCCGTAGTCATCTCCATCAAAGTCTGCCCCCCATATTAATTCAGTGGTGCAATGCCAACAGTTCATGCTGAATACCTACCTGTTTCTACATCTAGTTCAACATGAACAGTACCGTGCCACCCGGTCAGTTTATTCTTAGCTAGTCTTATGTGACGCTGAGGGTCATTACTGTCTTGTCCTTCAATGTCAGGGTTCTTACTAATTAGTAACATCAAGTCTGCCTCTGCTGCCTTCCCTGTTTTACTGCCCTCAAGCATAGATTGGTTAACATTTATCTTACCCTCAGCCTCTGCTGAAAGTTGGGACATCCAAATTATAACGCAATTATACTTCTTGGCAATATTTCTTGCGTGAATTGCTGCTTCTTTGAGATAAATATCTGATCTTTCTGACCCGGCTGTTGCAAATTTATCACCCATATCAAGAATAATTATGTCAGGGTTGACACTTTTCGCAAGTTGCTCAACGTAATCCATATTCTTATCTGTTGCATCCTTAATAGATAGAAGTTGCTTGATAGGATCGTACCTCTTCAACGCCAGGTTCCTATTCTCCAGGACCTGATCGCTAGACATATTCGATTTGCAGTACAGATATCTTAAACCTACCCTTTTGTACGCCTCCTCATTGCACAAAACAACACACTTTGCCCCCTGGTCTATGAATCCCCCCTCAGACGCTAAAATACTGGCGTGGAACGAGGTCTTACCAGTATTCGGCCTAGCCCCTACGATTACAAAGTGCCCACCACTGAGCCCCTCAACCCGTCTGCGTAGAGATGGGATGTTAAACTTCCATTGGAACTTCAAGTTAAGGTGATCCACCAAAGTATTAAAACTGATGTCATCTCCCTCAAATCTAAAGCTAGGTGTGAAGTCATCTTGATAGTTATCCAAGATGTTTCTTAATGGCTCTAGGTTATTCTTTGTACCATTCACATAGTCAAATCCCAGGTTAGCTACCTCTTCACCCACCATCTGTTGAAACAGTTTAGACAAAACCTCTTTGGCTATCTCATTATTCATGGCCTCTTCTTTGGCTATCTTACTAAACAATATCTCAAAAGAAGATTTGTTTGCTGATGTTAGCGTGGCGTTATTTGCAAAGAACAGAGCCTGTAATTCTGTAAGCGTTACATCCCTCTCATACTTACCCATCGTTTCATCCAGGGTATTCTTTATTTTACGAACATCTTTACTAAAAAGTTTGTCCGGACACTTACTGCCTTTGTGATCCTCGTAGAAGTCACGCTGCATGAGGCTTCTAATTAGTGCTAGTTCTATCATTCTGTTTCTTCTCCTCTATCAATCCATCAATTAAGTTTAACATCTTATCAAAGTCTTCTTTACCCAGGTGCTTTATATAGAACCATTCATTAGCTCTCTTACGACTGAGCCCCTCAGCTAAAGAGTGTGCCATCTTTTCAGCTATTCCTCTATGGCTAAACTTTTTAGATGTTACAATCTTATAGTCCCGGTGTGGACTGCCCGTCTGATACCCGTTACATCTATCCTCAGAGTCAATGGCCTTCCCTATTTTATACCAGTTATCCCAGGCCGGGTTCTGTAAAATGTACACTTCCCCCTCTGTTGATAATATGTAATTAGCCAGGGAAGAAAAAGCTGCATCGTTAAACGACTTGTACCTTCCTCTCTTCCAAAGGGGGTGTGATTTGGGTATGAATTTACCATTAACAAACATTCTATCTGCGTTCCTTTCTGGCCTCTTTGCGTTGTATTTTCTGTAATACTCCAACACGGCCTTTCTTTTTTCATCCTTATTAGACATCAATTAGCTCCCTTAACTTGTTGAAATCATTAGGTCTTTTGTACTTTAGGTCATCCTCAATGTGCAAAGCGTACACTTCTGATGGATCACAATAACTCTTTAACTCTTTCGTATACTCAATGGTCTTGCCTATAACATCCGGGTCAAGAGCCACTATTACTTTGTCGAATCTGTCCAGGTATTCCTTGTGCTCTCGCATTAAGTTTGTACCAAGTAAAGCCACCCCGGTTATACCTAACATAGATTCCCCTACAACTGTAGCTGATATGCAATCCTCTACCACTACTGCCACACTTTTACAAGCAGAAACTTTGTGTGCGTAATACTTGGCCTCTCCCCCGTATCTGTACCACTTAGGATGTGCACTATATAGAGCCCTCCCTATCGCATCTACTAGCCTACCATTGTTGTATATAGGAAACACAGCTCTACTATCCTTACAATCATAGAATAGTTCCATAGATAGGTTCCACCTCCTTCTAAACCTTTGAACATAAGCATTGTCCCCGTCCGTGATACGCTCCGGCATAACAAACTTCTCCGGGGTCTTACTCTCTGTAGCCCCTTGTAGTTTCTTCTTAATTGTATCGGCCAACATATTTGTTATGTAGGAACCCTTAACATCACAAGAGGCCCGATAACAATTGTATAGCAGCAACCCGTCCTGGTTACTGATTGAAAACTTCTTTACTCCATTACACTTGGGACAATCTAATGTAAGTGACTCTCCCTCTTTTACATTTATACCCTCTAAAAAATCTCGTGATGGTATACTAGGCATTTTTATAACTCTCCCTTCTTGTCAATGCGTTATTCGCTGAATTAAATGTGTGTTTTATATATGGCCTCATGGACCCAGGACTACTGTGCCCGGATACTGCCATTATTTGTGTCGTGTCTACCCCGGCCTCAACCATTTCTGTTATAGCTGTTCTTCTCATGTCCATTGCTGTTAGGTTCTTGGGTAGTCCGGCCCTATCTTTTACATGATTAACCATACGGCTCACCTCGTTTAGGTGATATACTTTATACTCTCCACTCCTGGGGTACGGGTGTGGTGCTACAAACTCTTGAAAATCAAAATCATTATGCTGTTCTTTAAGCATCGCAAACAAACTGTCCTCAATAGGCAAATGTACCTCTGCCCTTCTCTTTGATTGCTCCAGGTCTAATCTTTGGGTGTCAAAGTTTATGTTATCCCATTTTAAACATCGCATATCACCAACCCTCTGAGCAAAAGCATATGCCATGTGTACTATCAATCCTATACTACGCCACTTGTATTCCCCGTAAGCAACATCTAAAAATGTTTTTACCTGGTCCGGTGTCCACATTACTTTACGCTGCCCCTCCGTCATTTTCTTGACATTCCTCATGGGGTTACGCATAACTATCTCCAACTCCTCTCCTACGCTGAGAACTAAAGACGTTACCATAGACATAACATTAGCCATTCTAACGCCTCTCTTTACCCATTGCTGATAGGCTATCTTACAGTCAGCAACACCCAGGCTCTCTAACTCTGTATCCCCCAGGGCCCGGTCCGTTGTGATAGGGGTAAGCATAACCCGATTCAAGGCATACTCGTAATCTTTTTGTGTCCTCCCTCTAAGAGCCAGGAACTGTGGACTATGTAAATAATAATCCACCAGGTCCCGTAAGGTATTTATGTCACTACTTTTCATTATGGAAATCTTCTTTTACTTTTGCCATAGTGTGCTTACCAATAATAAAAATAATAATGATGTAGCATATTAATAATAAAGTATATCCGTACATTTTATTTCATCCCTTCTGGTTTTCTCAAAGGTAGTCTAACAGTTTTCTTTTGTTTAAACAAGACTGTTCTTTTGTCGTTGCCCTCAAAAGCTATCGCTAATGCGTTCTTACTTATGTATCCGGGATCCCAGTCCCATACATACCCGGCCTTACTATTCTGCCTAGCCTGGTGTATAAACTCTTTGTTCTGTTCTACAAATACTAACGCTGCGAATCCTAAAAATAGTTCTGTCATATTACTTCTCCCATCTGTAAAAAATATGTCTGTCGATTCTTGTTGTCCGGGTCTTAGTCTTGGCCCATGCCGGACGTACATAGGTTGCATGATAGTGCGTGGCTCCTTCCGTAATGTCAAGCACTATTGTTTTTGTAAGTAAAATAGATGCGTATTCTAGTGCAAATCGCCAGGTTCTACTATCCATGTTGGGCTCATCCTTCTTACCATCACAATACCAAGAAAACTGACACTTGTGTAAGACGGGCTTGTTGGTCCCTTTATATGTCACAGCTTGTTTGACCACCTCACAAACTGTATCCGGGAACCGGGTATCTTCGACTCTGTTAAGAACTACCTGACCCACTGCCATTTGTCCTATCATAGATTGATTCCCGGCCTCGTGATATATGTTAGCTGCCATGCACATCAATGCTGTTTCTAATAGCATCAGCTACCTCCTTATACTCTTGTATTATTTGTTTGTCGTCCTCTTCTGTATCGTCAAAATCTTTATCTAATAAGGCGTTATCTTTCTCACTCATATCCTCCTCCGTTAATGCTGCAACAAGGGGTGGGTCTACACGACTGAACACTAGGTGGGTCTATGCGACTGAACACCCCTCGTATCTCTCTAATGTAATACTTCATAATCAAACTCCGGGTCATGCTCCACATAGCCCACTATCTTAGCGTCAATGATATCGTGATGGTCTATATCCCAGGAACAATCTCTAGCAATAATCTCTGTAGTTGGTGCATCGTGCTCAACCTTTATTATTATATATGCCCATTTACTCATAAGATAGTCCAAACTATAGCGTTCAACCCTACTGTTATTGTCACAAGTAATAGTATGGTAAGCAGTAAAGCCACACCCTCTTCATCATTGTTATTCTTCTTCATGGCAAAAGTTCCTCCAAAATTTACAATTGTTATCCCCCTTGCAGACTCGTTCATGCTTGGCATTCTCCCAACATTCGGACTGCCACGGAGAGAAATACTTTGTAGTAAACCTATCCACCCAATCTTGACCATCGACTGCCCACAGTCCTAGTATTGGAAGAGGTATCAACAGCAAGAACACTACGAAAAATGCCATGCCAAAGCCTTTATTATGATATGCTTTCATCTTCTTTTTCCTTTTTCCAAGTGTAATCACCATCAGAGTCACTCCAAAGGCTTTTTATATAATGCCTACTCCAATTCTTAATCCAATCGTCTTGTTGATCTTTGGTTAAATCATTATTTTCTTTTTCATTCATTTATATTCCCTTCCTTTTGTTAAGACCTTTTGGGTCATATTGATCTGCTATCTCTTCAGGTAAATGCCTACTCGCTGTAGGGTCATTGAAGAAGTCGTTTAGGTACAGCAAGAATATCAGAAACAACATAGTATAACCAAAGTATTTTAGAAATTTATGGAATATTATGTAAGCCTCTTGTGATTGCTTTAGTGCCTCCTCTTTTACTTTATCATTCATGTCCTTACCTCTTCAACTACTTTCTTTACTCTATCCTCCGTGTACTTTGAATTATATGGAAAATCATCTACCGATAAATCTTTAAGTTTTAATTCAATAGTCATATCATTTAACGGGCCGTAATTATCCGTACACTCAAACTCAAAGAACAAAGTATTATAATGAAAGGTGGCATTTTCATCATCTTCATCGGACCATGACTCAGAAAATGCTGCATCATCTATCTTTTCAAGTAGGGGCCTATCTACTTTCCATTTAAAGATAACCTTTTTATTTAGATGCTCTTTACCAACTTCACTACTAGGGACAGCTAGTAAATTCCTACTTGAATCAACATAAAGTAAAGATTTTATTAACTGCCTTATACTCATTGTTTGATTATCCATACTGCACCACCTCCCCGGTGTTCCATTTAGCTGCCTCTTGTTCGGCCTCTTCTCTTGTATCAAATACTTTGACCGGGCTCTTGTCATCCCACATGGAGCCACATCCTTGCTTGACATACTCCGTATCCTCCAGGTCAAAAGGTGTAAACATTACTGCGTATTTAGTCATCTATCTTATCCTCCAGGAATCCTATTGATACTTGACTTGCACTACCCGTATAAGTTGCCAGGTAATTCATCGTTGTTATCCGGGCCCCAATTGTGTCACTCTCTAAAGAATGAAACACAATCTTTTTATCCAGGTCCCCGGTATCCAATAACAGCTTTACTAAATCTCTAGTTGTCATCGCTCTTCAACTCCTCTGCAAGTTTCTCTTTTAGTTTCTCTTTCAAGTCATCAGCTTTCTTTTTGTCCTCTTTATTGTTAAAGTCTCCAAAGTCTATGATAACGTGCTCATCAAACCAATCTTTATGCTTACTCATCTTTTAGTTCCTCCACTTCTGTTAATTTAAAACACAATCTATTATCCCAAACTTTTGCAACATCATCCCAGGTTTGACAATCCTCATCAGCTATTACAACCTCCGTTGGATATAAGTTAACTATCTTACCAAATATTTCTTGGTCCTTCACTTTTATTCTATCACCTATCTTCATTCTTTAGTTCCTTCCTTAAAAGTTTAGCCTGGAATATCTCGTGCTCGTGCCTACGCTTAGCTGCCTTTTCTCGCTTGTCGTTAATAGTCATGGTAGCCTTGCGAATAAACACCGGGTTCCGGGGCTTAGGTTGTTTAACTTTCTTACTCATTAAAAGTACCATCTTACGAGTTGGTCCAGGAGGTAACACGCCCCAACCAACAATATAAATATACTCAATCCATGTGCAGGTTCTTTATACATCTTTCTTTCTCCTGTCTGTAATCTGCATTATCTTATTGTGGGTCAAGACCCATTCCTCCTCAGATAAATAGCTGTACGAATTTAAGAAATCCTCTTTTGATAATATCATAAAATCAACCATCTTTTCTTTGTCATCCGTAAAATCTTTATATAATCTTTTATCTATTAAACTTGTCATATGTTAACCTCCGTAATTAATGTTATAAATATAGTGAGCATACACCAGGAAAAATAATAGCCACTCATCAAGGCGTAGCGTGTAAGCAGCTATTGTACAGGCCACAATCCTCATTTTAAATTATCAGCCTTTTCTACTGTGCTAAACATCCCCTTAAACCTGGGGACCACACCATTCCCGGCATAGATTCGGGATGTGTAGCCGGGGTTGTAAATGTCCTCGCCTATCTTACCACCCCAACGGGTTGTGGTTCTTGGTGTTAGGAGCCAAACAGTTTCCTTGTTCTGTAGCTTGTTAACTATTCTATCTCGTTGTTTTCTTGTTGTTATTTTTGCCATGTGGTTGTCCTCCTTTTTGGCTGTTTGTTTTTATATTTTAGTTGTACCCCATCAATCATTACTTGTAAACAATTCTTTTAATTTGTTTTCAAACTTACCTATATTACTTTCGTTGGCCTGGTATCTAATTGTATGCCCGGCCCATCCATCAATCTTTAAATTTTCTTTTGGTGGGTTGCGAAATAGTTCTAAGTTTTGGGGCCTATCATCTATTAACAGGGTCCTTGCTCTACCACTAGGAAAGACGGGCCTTGTTGCGTACCTCCATTTCTCATGTGTATATGTTCTTTCCTTGTTAAAATCATTATCAAAAGCATAGCTAAAAACTCCATCAAGCCATCTATCTTTTTGCTTGCTGCTGTTCTCTTCGTCCCCTTTTAGAGGTGTGCTAAGTATGGACCAACGGCCCTGGGTGTATCGTTCCACCATGCGTAAGAACATAACAGTAGTTGGGAAGATTCGAATCCTATAGAAAAAATCTGTCCCGGATATTTTGTCGATCACTTCTTGTTGTGTCGGAATATCTTTCCAATGCTGCACCCCAAATTCTTTAGCCAGGGCCCCGAAAAAATCAGCAATTACGCCATCCATGTCGACATAGGTCCAGTAAGGTGTCGGTTTTTTGACAGTCATCGTTCTATCTCCTCTTCTGTTTCTTCCCATAGGTTCCAAAATCTTTCATTATATTCTTCCTGGGTTATGTTTGGTTTATCTTCTAAAAGCTGCTTGGCCTTTTCAAAATCTATTTTCATTCTTGTCATTTTTTGTTGTCCTTTTTTTGTTTATACTTTTCCTTAGCATTATATTTTATTACTTGTCAATACTTTTTTTATTAAAATCTTTTGTCCCTATCTTATAGTCTAGTATTGCCAGGTAAACCATAACCGGGACCGACAAAATAAAAAGTATTGCTGTTGCTATCATAAAACCTAACATGTTTATTCCCTCCAATTTTAATTTAATTCCCGGACAAAGCCCGTAGTATCTTTTAATGTGTCTTTGCCTTTAGGGTCCAACAATATAAAACAATCTTTATCATCAATAAATCTTGCGTCGTGTAGGTCCCCGTCAATGGCCTTTTTAGTTATACCATTTAAAGTATAGGTTTTTGGTTTAGGGGCCCATTTATTACCAATCTTTTTGTTTCTTATTACTACTGTAACATTCATATTCTTTTTAAATGCCAGGCCAACTAATAAACTATTTCTTTCATTTAATGAAAATGTTAGATGATAGTTTTTAATTCCGGTTATATCTCTTGTTATAACTTTGGTGTAGTCGTAAAACTGAATATCTGGAAACAATTCAAATAATGTTTTATTGTCTTTTACTTTTATTTTTTCCCATGATAGGTCCGATGTAGTATTAGGTCTAAAACCACACAAGGCCCCAAGCTTTTTAGCTTTTCTTTCATGTGCTGCTAGTTCTAAAGTTAACCTGGATAGGAATTGTTCCCGGTATTCATAGTATAATATTGCTCTAATTATCCGGGCTATATGCACGTTATGATTGCCGTTTTTATCTTGCATATGTCTTTCCCCATGACCGGAAACAGTAAGACAAAAAACACCACATCCAAAACTAGCATTGCTGCAAACATTATAACCGGACCAACTAGACGGGGCCATCATAATTCCAGCTGTGAATATTTCATACTTGTCCGATTTAATAAGTTTAGTATTTCTTGTAATTATTTTTGGAAGTTTATTCCAATCTAAAAGCCCGGTCTTTTTGTTTATTGCTGCAAGTATTTTCTTTCGGGCCTTTTTGCGTAGTCGCAATATAAACTTGTCTTGATTAAATCTATTCTTTAATTCTGTGTTATCTTTTTTGAGTGTGTCTAGGTATGGTTTAAATTCTGTTTTAAAATTCTGTTTCATTTTTTTAGTTGTCCTTAT